GTTGGCTTGCGGCAATTTCAGCAACTCATTTTGAAGCGCCTTAACTTTTTCAACCATAGGCATGGCAACAGCAAACCCTTTGCCGTAAGTCACAGAAGATGGCGCGTAGGTCATCATGATTTCATCACCACCCAATTAGTGCCGTCAGACACAAGGGTTGCCCATGCGCCTACGCTGGCGGCAAGAATTGCTGTACCCGGCGTGGCGCTACCAATTGGCGCAACATTGCTTGACGCTGACACCAGCGTCTGCGCTTGTAAGTTTTTAAACGTCACCGACCGACCGCCCCACGACGATGCCGCAGGCAACGTAACCGTGCAAGTTGAACCTGACTTGTTGTTGATAACCCACCCCTCGTTGTCGCCCAACGTAAAGTCAGCGGTTTTAGTAGCAATTGTTGTGGCGGCCATACTTGTGCCGCCATTGGCGGTTAAAAGCACGCCTGAAACGCTGCTTAGATTAGCAATTACATTGCCTTGAAGCGAGATTGTGCCCTCATTGGTAATGTCGCCCACCAATGATAAGCCGTCAGCAAAGCCCGTACCAATTACGCGGTTGACCGTGCCCGCACCTAAGTTTGCCCGCGCATCTGCCGCCGTAGACCCCCCAGTGCCGCCGTTTTGGATTTGCGCAACGCCTTGCGTAGAAGCGCCAGAAATCAAATAAATATTATTCAAAAAACGAAACCATTCACGGGAAATCAATCCCGTGTCTGTATCAAGTAGGGAAACCCTAGATGACGGTATTTTTGTGATGTTTTGCGAATCAGGCATTTGTTGGACTTGCAAGAAGTTCAGCGCCCATAATGGCAATCTTGATTGGGTCAGTACCTGACACCTCGTAAACGCGGTCACGCAGCTTCAACGTCATGCCCAGCCGACGCCAAAGAACACGCGTGCCCCATGTGCCGGTTTTGCCCATAGAGCGCCAGTGTTCGTTGCTCCAAGTGTGGCCACCATCGTCAGACCAACGCAACATGACTTGAGGGTCAATGCCAAAGGTTTCAATTAAAGATGACTCAATCAGTATTCTGCCGCCCGCAGACGCGGGCGCTTCCCAAACAAGAAAATCACCACCTTCAGTAAGCAAATCGTCGTTAGCGCTAGATGTGTCAACAATTACAGGTGTTGTGGTAATGCTTGCGCTAATTGCGCCAGTCTCAGCATCAAGCTGAAGTGAATGCTGGGCGGTACGCTTTAAATCGTTTGTGCCTGTAGGCAAAGCCCGCCATGACCGAAGCCACTTTTGCACCGAGCCAGCGTCCGAGAACACGTTCAGGTCAAACGCGTAAATGTTACCAAGTTCATGGTCGCCCACAACAATTTCGTTGCTAAACGACATTTGGCAGTTTGAACGGTGGCGGGTAAAGCTGCCATTGATGAACGCGGCCCGTTCGTGCCACAGTGATGTAGCGACGTCAAAAACCCATGTGCTGTTGGCCGATGGGAAAATTAAGACATAAAACGAATGGCCGTCTTGCTGGTAAGTGTAGGCAATAGCATCGCTCATGTTGGCGTATTGCTGAATTTGCCATTCAACTGCATGAGTAGAGATGCGCTGCGCAGTGTATCCGTTGGCGCGGTAAACGATACCTTTGCCACGGGCGTCAGCACCCAACCAAAAAATGCCGTTGTCTAATTTGGCAACAGAAAACGCGGCAATACAGCCTATTTCGTTAAATGCGCCTTGAACGGGGCTAAGTGGAAAATCAAGACCGCCTGAGTTGTACCAAACTTCAACGGTGTTAGTGCCAAACAGCCAGGCTTCGCGGTGATCCACAAGAATCGACACCAAGCCGTCAGGAGAGCCTTCAGCGCTTGCAAATTCAAGCGGGTCGATGGATGTACCGTCTAGCAAACTTGTGACCCACAAACGCTGGCTATTGGGTTCGTTGAACACAAAATAGCCGTCCAAATAACCCACAGTGACGGCGCCGGGGAAATCAGGATCGTCAATCTGCTTAAATTCAAGCGTCAAGCTGTTGTAAATAAAGCTAGGGCCATTGCAAGCAATGAACAGCTGCGTCCCGTTGTCCGACATGCTGACAGGGCCAGCAGAGCCTGAAACAGTGCCGATGGCAGAAGCACCCCAAATTGAAGTAATTTTGTACAGCGTTTCACCAGAAACAGCGTACCCATACCCACCAAACTGCCACAGGCCGCGAATGGGGCCGTCGCCCATGTTAGCAAGAAGGCGCAATCCGGGGGCGCGGTTTAAAAACCCCGGCTCTTTACCGCCTTCGGGTATGGCCTCGGGAAACAAATTGACCATGCGGCTGTCTGCCGCATTGACGCTGCGGGCTACATACGATGACCCAAGGATCGGCGTTTTCATCAGTAGTTGCCAGCGTATATGTTAAAGCGTTGACGATTTGACACAATTGCGTACGGCATTGACATCACGTCATCTGGGTTGTTAATGCGCTTCAAGTTGCGCTTACTTGTCATAGCGATGCGCTTTACTTGCTCACTTGGCTCAATGCCAAACTCGGGCGCAATTTCCATTGCCAAGTTGTAAGTAAACGCTCGCAAATAGCCTGGCGGAAACAACATTTGTGTTGCCAACGTAGCAGGTTGAGTTAGTTTTTCAACAGAAATAAAGTGCCATTCCAAGTCCCGCGTAGGTTGCGGGTATACCGTCATGGTGAAATTGGGGTATGTGTTATTGACAAAAATAACTTGCGGGTATGTGGACGTTACGGTCTTAACCGCAATGCCGTCATACTGTTGCTGATTGATAAACTTAATGCCAAAAGACACGTTTGTGCCTGGATCACGGTAATAAGTTGCATCGTCTAGCAATACTGGGCGCAGGCCCACAAAGTTGCCAGTTGGGCCAAGCGTTCGTGTGATCTGACCCGCAGGCCAAGTAAACATTTGATCTTGTGTGGCAAACACCGAAAGTCGCTCGGTATTCCACGAATCAATCATTTGATCGAGCGCCGTCAAGGCGTCATTTGACATATCTGCCGTAGGTGTTTCACCTTCAGCTAGTACACCTAGCAAACGCAATGCTCGGTTGATTTGATCGCCAGCGGTGTACGTTGCCATACTTAGACCTTTTCAATAATCACTTTTCTACGGCGCTTAACTTCCAGCACGTTTACAGGAGCCGCTTCAGGTTCAAAAGGCGTATCCAGATTGTAGCGTGCCCAGCCATTTTTTTCATCAGCAACAGCCTCAAGTTCCATTGTGGCCACTTTAGCGCCATGAATTGGATGTTTGAGATAAATGTTCATGGTAGAAAGGGGGTGATTAGCCCCCTTTTGGTTAGGATGCTACTAATGGAACAGAATACCACTGAGTAGTAGAAGACGCTACCAACAATGAACTGGTAAGGTTTGTAATGCTATACGCACCGTTAGCCGCAACCGCATTGATTGCCCCGCCAGTGGCGGGATAAATATTCAACGCGCCAGCAGCGGTGTTTTTAACAATAATTACCATACCAGCTACCGCTGTAGGCAAAATTACGCCTTTAGTACCATCTGCCGCCGAAACGACATTGATACCCTCAGCTAGTGCAGCAGCATTGCCTTGAGTACTGCCCGCCGCCGCAACAGCAGCAACAGGAAGGCGAATAGCGCCGGTTGACGTGCCGGTTACGGTCGTAGCGGTTATGGTTGTAGCGGTCACTGTTTGCAACGCTGACGCGCCGGTTACGGTTACGCTTTCAAATTCAGGGTCGCTAAACGCGACGCCAGTAGCTTTTGTATTTGATGGCATGATGTTTCCTTTAAAAATGAGGGCCAAAGCCCCCACTTAAGTTTTTAAGCCACGCGATAGATTGAGTACGCTGCATCACCTGTTTTGCGGAAACGAAACGTGCCAGATGTGTTGCTGGTTTTAGTCAGCGAATCTTGCACCGTGTCGTTACCAACAAGGGTGTTACCCGTGCCAGCGGTAAAAACTACATCATTTGCTGCATTGTCACCAATATTGATAAATGAGCAGTCAAATGTTGAGCCAACTTTAAGGCTAGTAAATGCAGCGTCAAGCAATGCGCCTGTTGGGAACACATAGGCTCCCGCGTCTGTGCCGCCTGAGTCCATGG